CATTATCAGCAGAAGTAATAGATTTAACCTCAGTACCTCTTATATGAGCAAGTTTGGTTGTACCATCCTGACCCCTCTTAACAGTAATCTTATTACTATCAGTATCCTTAGATTTGACGTAAACTTCCTCACCACCAATATCCAAGTAGACACTAGTAGTTCCAGAAGATGCATCAACATTAGTCACATCATTAAGTGCAATAACAGTTTGTGTTTTGGTTATGTCCTCTGCCAAGTTAGTAAGTATCGTTCCATCATAATTCTGGATTGCTCTAGGAACAACAGAGTATGTAAGATTGCGTTGTGCGTTGGATGTATCTGTACCAGTAAGATAGTTGACTGTAGACTTGGTAATAATATCCTTGGAAGCATCTGCAACAGGACCAAAGAGGTATGTCTTAGCAGTAAATCTTAATGTATAAAGGAGAACTCTTCTTGATTCAAAGTCTCCTTCATAATCATCCTGCATAGTAATATTTTCAAGAACTATAGGAATATCTCTTTTCTCTTTTATAGAACCAACTAAATTTACTGTAAGGTTATATGATGGTTGGAAATATGGTAATATCTGTTCTACGATTTGTAATGCATCATCATTTAATTTACACATAACAGCAAGTTCAAATTGCATGTTATATGGAACTGGCATATAAACTTTCTTTTCATCAGGAGTGTCTGAATCTGGATTCTGAACTACAATCTTTTGGGTAGTAGTTACCTTTCGAGATGGATCATAAGTCAATCCAGTAAACTCAAAAGACATCCTTGGTAAAGACAAAGATGTTGCTTTATTAAGATCAGGTGATTGATTTAATCTTGCTAAAAACTTTTGAGTAGGTCCATAAGCAAGAGGAACTCTTAATGGTGAACCATCCTGTTTGATAGAGATGCCATTAAATAGAGTACCAAAACCAATAATGGTCCTCCTCAAGATTTCGTTATAAAAATATTCAAACATTTTTTAGAGTCCTAGTATCTTATATTTATGGAATTCCAAATGGGTTCTGTTCACTAAAGTCTAAAATATCATCTGCAGCAGATTCTATATTAACATTATCAGCAAATCCGTCCTCTGGAGGATCTTCACTTACAACCCTTAATGCATGAACTGCACCAGAAGTTCCACCAGTTAGAGTCTCTCCAATACTAAACATTCCAGAAACATTTGCAACCTCTAGAACATTTGTAGTAGCATTCCATGTTCTTACTCTTGCCGTCTCACCTGTAATAGATCCAGTAACAATTTCATTAAACTTGTAATTACCACTATTATTAAGTGAAGGATTACCGATTGTAATTGTTGGACTTGAAGTGTAAGCAGAACCAGCATTTGTAATATGAATTGCTGAGATAGTTCCAGCAGCACTCACGACTGCTTCAGCAGTTGCTGTAGTGCCTCCTGCACCTGGTCCTGTGATAGTTACAGTAGGTGCTGTAGTGTATCCAGAACCTGCATCAGTAAGTGTAACGATACCAACTGCCCCATCACCTATAAAGACGGTTCCAGCAGCACCTGACCCCCCTCCACCAGTTACTTGGAGTACAGGTGCAAGAGTATATCCAGCACCTGGATTTGTAATAACAACCTGTTGAACAGATTTTTGATTATCACTAATATTTAAATTACATACATTAATACCACTAATCATAGTAGCAGTAAGAATACCAGTTACACCACCTACAGGGGCAGAACTAACACCTATGGTTGGAACAGCAGTATATCCACCACCCCTATTACTGAGACTAATTAATCTAATAGATCCTTCAGTATTGAATCCAATTTCAGCAGTAGCAGTTGCTCCAGTTCCTACAAGAGTAAGAGTTTGAGATGATCCTAGAAGTGTAGAGATACCATCTTCTGAAGTTCCATCTGCTTCATCACCTGTAAGAACATCATCTATCTCAGAAACTCCAGTATCAATAATTTCATCTTCATAACGGAAGAGTTCACACTTCAGAGTATATACATATGTCTTTTGAAGTTGATAGAATGGTTTCTCATGCTCTACATACTTAATTTCAAATAAACGATCACCTAATGGAAAATAAACTAGATCCCCTTCTTTAGGTCGGGTAGTTAACTTTACATTAGATTCGTTTTTAAGTAATGGTTGAATATATGTCTCCCATCTTTCTCTAGAAATAACAAGAGTTACTTCATTCGTTTGTTCAATACCAAACTTAGATAGTAGTGTAGGATTATCTGCATAACCATCAAAGTTGTCAATATATGCTTCTAATGGATATGAGTCATTAAATGTAGATTGTACAACTTCTCTTATTATCGTTTTTTCACTCATATACTTGCGAGGAAGATAGTGTATCTCGACACCATACATCCTCAACTGTTCGTTGATTAAATCCTGAACTAAGTTCTGTTCAGATCTTGCACCTTGTTGAAAAAACGGATTAAGTGCCATTATCCTATCATATCAAGTGGAGGAAGTTCATAAGTATTAGACATTTGTTCTCTGATGATCTCTAGATCTTTTTCTGCATCATCATAGATTTGTCTACCATTCAACTCTACTCCTCCAGGTAATTTAACTCCTTGGAATTTTAATAGATTTTGACCCCATTGTCTCTTTAATAAAGCAGTAGTATATTTTTTTAAGAATGAATCATTCCATACTCTTCCATAATCATCAGGATTTAATTGACTAAAACAATCAATAACTAACCAATCATCCTTAGAAACACTACCCCAATCAATATCGAGATATAGTCTATCCATTCTCTTATTAAATCTTATTTGTTTTTCTGTAGTTAATAAGAAATTAATATCCTCAAGATAAGTTTTAGTCATCGCATAAGTCAACATTTCTGTTGCACCCCAATAATAAATATCATTCAAAAACATCTGATATTTAACACTAAACATATTATTTGTCATAGTGTTAGATCCATCAAAATGATATATCTTTGTTACACCAATAACTGATGGAGGAATTTGTAAGAAATTGCTATTTTCATAATAACTAAAAGTTACATCTGTACCAGCAATATCAGCAGTTGCCGTTGTAGTTGTTATTCCAGTATTTTTTTCACTAGAGTTCATCGAGGCTTGTCCTCGATCAATATCATCTTGAGTTATTCTATATTTTAAATATGTTTGAGAAACACCGTCAAAATGCCTTTCTTGAAAGAATTGAACAGCATCATCAATAATATCATCTACTTGCTCATCAGCAACATTTATCTCCAGCACGGGAGCACCCAATTGCCTTCTACAATAATCTGCTAATTCTGATCTACTTGATGGAGATGCCATGTATACAATTACCCCTGAATATATTTATGGTGCGGAAGCTATGCCAGTATAAACCATAATGTTTCCATTTACTATATTATAAATTGATGCTCCAGAACTTACTAAAACATTATATTCATATCTTCCTTCTGAAAGACTTGTAGTTGCAGTAGAACCCAGAGATATTTCAAAAATACCACCACCAGCACTTGTAAATCCAACAGTAAAGGTTCCTGCTGCAACTGTTGTTGCCGCCACACCTGCACTTTTTTGCATTTGAGCAGATCCTGACCAAACAGATGTTGTAGTTAATCCTTGAAAGTCAAAAGCAACATCGGATGTATCGACTACATTAAAAGTAGTTTTAAAATCTGTACCAGTATAAATGGTCAGATTAGCAGCATATGGTACTCCTGCTGATGGATCAAATGTTAAATTTTTACTTGCCATTAACCAATTCCTTTAGTAGTGATTTTATTTCACCAATCTCACCTTTTAAATTGGCAAGATCCTTTTCCATAGATTCCACTTTTTCATGCTTTATTTCTTTTGCATTTCTAGATGCAATATAATGTTGATAGTCCAAAGAATTTACGTTAATAATTGTACCTGAATGTGGATCTCTTGCGAGATCCGCATGTCCATCAATATTGTAATGTTCCATTTAAGCAAGAGCCATTACACGTAAATCTTTAACCTTTGGAACAAACACTTGACTTGTTGATGTTAATAAAAGTTTAACCCTATAATATCTAAAAGTAGGTAATTTATCTGCAGTAAATGTATACTCTAAGAAGTTAGCATTATCACCAAATCCATATTGACTTGATGGTGGAATAACTCTATCAGATAATCCATCACTCTTTTGAGGAGCAATAAGTTGACCTCTATTATTAATATTATTATATCCAGGGAAAGGAGTAAATATTGGTTCAAATCCAGGATCATTTCCAACTGCATAGAATGCTCTAATGTTAGCATATGGATTAGAATGACCTGATAATATTATCTTAATAGAAGTAGCAGGATTTTCTATCTGAAGTTCTTTTGTAATATACTGGCAAGCAGTAGGATCATCAGTAATAGTTTTTACTCTACTATCAGTAGCATAGTTACTAATTATACTATTAACCCTATTATTTGTGAGAATAGTGCTTACTCTTTCACCATCAATTACAGGACTTACTTTAGGATCTGTAGTTCCAAGAGTCAATCTCATTTGTAGAGATTTATTACCTTCAACCTGATCTAATTTTTCATCTTCGTTGATTTTTGAATAAACTGCCCTCGGAGTAGATAGATAATTTGGTTCTCCTATCGCGATAGTTTCAAACCCTTCATCAAGATATGGAGTTTCATCCCCACTAATACTAGCTGCACTAGTAGTTCTTAATTCACATCCTAATGTAGTTCCTGTAGTAGTAACATTTTCAACTATTGGAGTAATAACTTCAAAAGGCATATTTTGAGTTGCCTTTATTTCATATCCACCACAAGATTTAGTTTGATTTAAGTATAATTTGGGGAATCCAACATCATTACTTCTATCATCATTAATAGTTCCAATTCCAGTCATATCAAGTTTGATATTGTAAGAATCAAAAGTAATTGCTCCAGAAGTAGCTGTTGATGTTGTAGTTGAAAGTCCGTGAGTAGTGTTTATTCTCTTTAGACTAACTCCACCTAATTCATACTTATAAACAGGAGTTCCTACAGAATAATCAACTTTATCATTACCCCTAGCAGAAATGGTGACTAAATTACCAGTTACATTATTATACTCAATAACTTCTTTTCCAATTTTCACATAACCCCTATTTGTTGTACCAACACCAACATTTTCAAAGTTTTCAAATATAGATCCATCATCTACACTAATTGTAGATTCATTACCAGTTTCTAATGCAATACTCAATTTAGTTGGTTTAACATCTGTCTGAACATTAGATATCTCAACTCTATTATCAGTAGAATACATTCCATGATTTTTATGATTAACTTGAATATGTAATCCATCAGATTCAACATCAATAGAACTGATTTGTACATCTCCACCATTAGCAAATCCAAGTTCCGTCTTAATACCAGAACTATTTGTATAGAAGAGAGTATTAGCAGTACCAACAACAAATTCACCTTGAACATTATCAATAGTTAATTCGTTAGTCATTCCAATACCAGTAATGCTAAATCTAGCATCACGTCCAACAGTTCCACTACCACCAGTAGAAATTCCAATAGTAGTAATGCCAAGAACATCACCTACAGAGTATCCTGTTCCACCAGAAGTAATAGTAGCAGCAGCTGCCACTCCATTATTCACATAAACATCAGCAACCGCTCCTTTTCCTGTACCAGTAACCGTAACAAGATTTACACTACTAAAGGTTTGATTTCCATCAAGAGGAGTATACCCAATACCAGCATTAGTAATACTTAAACCAGCAGGAGTAATAGATCCACCTGATCCAACAATATTACCTTCAGCCATCGTTCCATCTTGAATGATGGTATTACCAAGTTCATAACTATCACCAACAGTAGTTCCAAGACCTACTCTAATTCTTCTAGAACCAAGAATTAATGAATCAGGTGCTAGTGTAGGAATTTGATTATTTCCTCTAGTCAATTCTGGACTATAAAATTCAACAGTACCAGATGTTTCAAATTCTGCTCTGTATAGTGTAAATTTCAAATCTTCCCATTGACTTGGTTCCCATGTAGAAGCATTTTGAGACTTAAAGAGAGAACCTAAGTATGGTTGGTTGGAAATAAATGAATTAGTTAAAAGATCTGTTTCACCAATTCTTGAAATGTAAACACTATACTTAGTTGAGTTAGATGCTAACGCAACAGCATATTCTGTGTTACTACCTTCAAGATAAACAGGTGCTTTAAATTCTACACTTGTTGCAACAGAACCATCTGCTGAAGTATTAACTTGTGAAGGATCTAATACAACTTCAGAGAAAGGTAGTACGTGTTGTGTTGGTAATCCATTTTTCATAGATCTAATCTGGAATACCACAGGTATATCCATATCATCTCTAGTTCTAAAGAAGACATCACATTTAGTAACAAATACTCCACCATCATCCTCAACTAAGAATGATTGAGCTAAAGGATCATACCACCCAATAATTTCCTGAGTTCTAACTTCATTAAGAACCTCTGAACCTACAACTTCAGTTCCAAGACTTCTATTAGTATTTCTTCTTTGGAATTGTTGTCTTTGTTCAATTCTTGCATTTCTAACAGAAACTATACTTTCCTGAACACTTTCTAATGTTCCAGCAGATGTAAATGTTTCATCAGTCAAAGTAGTAGCATTATCTGGATCATTATCTGGATCATTAGTTAATGTAAGAACCTTACTTCCTGTCTCAAATCTTGGGAAACTAATATTATTTGGATTAGGAATATAGAAAGATCCACCACAGAATGCACCTATATCAGATAAAAGTTGAACATCATCTATCGTTGCTATTGCTCCACTATTTTGACCTCTCAAAATCATTCCAGGTTCAACCCAACCATAATAAGATCCTTGTGGTTCATTAGATAAAGAGAATGTATCTACATTCAATACTGTTGAAGTGGATGAATAAGATGCAGCAAAAGGTTGGTTAGTGTAAGGATTTTCTGAAAATGTCTTTGTAGGTAGATTGTATGGACCTTCCTTATGGTTAGATTGTGCAACCCTAAAGTTAATTTCAGGTAAGCTATCAGCAGTTATTTGACTAAGACCAGTTGGGTTTACCATTCCAATAACTTTTTCACCAACTTGGAAAGATCCAGAGGTCATACTAATTTGAAGAAGTTTAGGTACACAATACTTAGTGACATCTTGACCATCAAAGAAAGCATAAAGTCTAGTTAAAGGTTTAACTCTCTTAGCAATAAATTCAATATTTCTAGATCTCATAAAAGGAATAAGATCTCTACTTACAACCCTATCACCAACAGAAGTTCTATCAAATGATTCAGTAACTAATGTCTGAGTACCTGTTCTATTTTGAACACCTTGTTGTGTTGTAGTTCTTGTAGTTTCTCTAGTAACACGACCAATTGTTTCTCTAATTCTTCTAGCAGGGTTTCCAAATCCTCCACTAAAGTTGTTAATCCAACCACCCATTCCAAACACACGAGTTTGATTTGCAATAACAGTATCTCTCGTAGTATCATTAGTTGTTGTTCCTGTCCATGTAGTTTGCCATGAACCCCAAGTTAATGGACCAAATCCAGTCTGTTCATCTATTTCACCATTTTCAACCATTCTATTATAAACAGAAGTATAATCACCTTCAACATTAATAATTTTTGGTTGTAATCTAGCAGTATCAACCCACGTATCAGAAGATGGTGTTAACTCCATAGTTCCTTGCCAGAAACTAATCAAGAAAGGAGTAACACTTTCAGATCTGGTGGCAAAATTTTGCTTAACAAATTCAACTTCAGAATAATCAAGAGTTATAATATTACTTTTTTTTCTAACATTAATTCCTTCAATTGTAGCAAAATTAAGATCATCATTTGGATCATTACCAACAACTGGACCAAAAATTAGATCAACTGAATTAGTATAATGTTTTGGTCTTAATTCTTTATTTTTTGGATCAATACTGTTCTGAATAGAAAGTCCTTGTTCTTGAGTCTTAAACCCAGTAAAGTTGTCAACAAAAAATCCAGACTTAAACCTATTTAAACCATCATCATCAGCAACAAACATATTTGCTGTATTAGTTTCTAATAAAGAAAGAGTTGTATAATATTCAAGATTCTTAACTCTATTCTCAAGATTCTTGATATCAGACATCGTAAATCTCTTACGATCTAAGAAATCAATTTGTGCTCCAGCAACATTATAAAGATAAGGTGGGAGTCTAACAGTTGCTATTTCTATAGCATTATCAACTGGAACTGGTTTTTGTGGATCTTCTGAAGGATCTCCATACTTAATTTGGAATCTTCCTTCTTTTGTTAAGAATATTCTATCAATTCTTCCAAGATAGAATGAAAAATCAGTTAATAATGTTTCATCAGATGCTAAAATATTAGGAGCAGAATTTCCAGATGCATTAAAATTTCTTCCTTTAAATTCTAGAGGTGATCTATCACCCTCAGAAACAGAAGATACTTGACTTGCTCTTGGTCTGATATCAATTACATCAGAATTAGAAATTCCATCAACTTTTGGAATATCTATACCATAATCATATTGATCATAAGAATTGATAGTTATAAAATCACCATTATCATTAGCATCAAAAGATCCATTAGAATAATAAATTTTTATCTGTTTAGACGGAGCATCTGAATCAAATTTTCTCTTAATTTGACCTATATTGTAAATAGTGGATTGTTGACCATCTACAAACTGGAAATTGGGAGATATATTAAAACTTGGAGAATTTAACGCATTAACTATTGCACTAACACCAGATGATTGGAAGTTTACAGTTTCTCCTTCCTTAAATAAATGCTCATTTTGATAAATGATAGTAATTATACTATCACTAGGTTTCTCTGCTACCATAGCAACAGCATTACTATTTTGTCCAATCAATTGTTCACCAATTATTAACTCATTAGTTGTAGTTGATTCACTAACAATAGATGAAAGAGTAATTTTTGGTGCAGAAGGAGCACTAGTGTCAGCAGATTCATATATTCCCAATACTTCTATAATATCAGCATCATTTATAGATATGTTTTTATCTTGAACTCTTGTTCCATATGGATAAGCACCATAAGTTAATCCATCATTTAATGTAGTGGTTCCAATTCCAGAAGCAGCATCTTTAGAATAATTAACAACTACAGACTTAACAGCATTTCTTATTTTTTGTTTTGCTTTTGGTTTTTGCTTTTTAATAGTAGCAATTAAAGTTGCTCCTTTATTTGCAGCAGGAGGATTAGTTAAACCACGAATTTGACAAGTATTACCAGATCCAAAATCAAATTGATCTTCTGTTAATTCATGAGTCTTACCATCTGCACCAATTAGTGCATATCTTTTTGGAGTAAATGGTTGGAAAGATTGGTTTGTATCTACTGTAGGAACAGGAGTTTCTAATCTACCATTACTAATATTAACATTAAAAGTTTGTCTTATTACAACCGAAGCACCAGTCAAATCTACATTAGATATGTTCGTTTTAGAAAGTCTTGTAAATAAAGTATTATCAGTAGAAACATCAAATTTAGTTGCTAAAACTTTCAAATCAGTTACATCTTTATATGCTGCTGCTGTTGTAATACCAGTTGTATTTTGTCCTAATGTATTTACACCAACAATAGGCAATCCACCGTTACATACTCCAGTAACAGTAGCAACACCAACAACAGAAACAGAATTTGAAGTTACACTAATTACTCTTGCTAAAATAGGATCTTCTGATATATTAAGATCACTATACTGAATAAGATTACCGATAGTAGTAATACCTGGAAAATTAGGATTAGTACTTTTTATTAACGTTCCTGCTGCTCCTTTGTCTATACCAACAGTAGCAATACCAACATCAAATAAAGTGGATGGAATTATATTTGCACTAAAGGTATTAATACCAGTAGTACCATCATCAGTTCCATAAACAGATAAAACATCAGAAACTGTATAATCAGTAACCCCTATAGCAGTTCTTCCATTATTAATACCATTAATAATTATTGGTTCATCTGCAATAAAATTACCATTTTTCTCATAAACAGTTAATCCTACTCCAGAAGTAACAGAATTTACAAGAAATGCTGTAGCACCACTTTGCTTACCTTCAATAAAAGCAGGAACAGATTGAGTAATTGGTTGATTTAATTCTAACTCACTAAAAGTTTGTACATCATATAACGCAAGATCCCATTGATTTTTGGCTCTATCTGATTCAGCAACTTCATAAGTACCTGATTCAAGTCTAAAATCATATACTCTAGCAAGACCAACTTCTTTACCTGGAACAGTTTCCGAGTTAACACCAACTCTCTGATCTCTTAAACTTAGAACATATGTACTACCAATACCTACTGTCGGAGTTCTAAAAACACTATTAATTTTAAAAGTTGGTCCAGTATTATAAATTATATTTTGATTTTGTAAAGTTTTAACTTCTCTTGGTTTAGCTACATCAAGGAATGTGGGATTTACTGTTTCAAGTTCATATCCTTTAACATATGCCTTACCTGGAGAAATTTTATATAATGCTAAATCATCACTTGGAGTTTCTCCACCCTGTGTAAATTGACCTGCCCTATATACTCCTCTATTTCCAATATTATCATTTAAAGATTCTAATAAAGTAACATCAAAAGGTTTTACATCATAATTACCACTCTCATCATAAGTTCTTCTTGCAAGAGTGTCAGTTATATCAAAGTTGGATGAATAAGGTGAACCTCCTCCACCTCCACCAAGAGCAGCACCTCCACTAGAACCACTTCTTTTAGATCTTAGAACTCCTGGTTGATTATTACTACCAATAGTAGCTAATTCAACAAAAGCATTATCATCAAAATCATCTAAAGGTTTTTTAAATAAACTAAGATTAATTTTTAACCTATCCGCACCTGGTGCAGCATAGTTATTAAATCCTTGTGAATTATCATTTAAAGATGGGTCTATATCAGGAGTGATTATCTCTTCATTAACAAATAACCCAACTCTATATTGTGGAGCACTATTATATTGATCAAGTATAAGAGTCTCTTGATTTACATTACAAAATTGACCTCTAACAAAATATACACCATTTTGAATTTGGAAAGAGGAACCTGTTACAGCAGCATTTCTTGATATTGTAAATCCAAATGGAGCACCAGGAGAAATTGCAGCATTACCTAATAAACCAGAAGTAATTAATTGATTACATACCAATTCTTCACCATCAGAAAATGTTTGTGTTGAATTATTCCCTGTATTTGAAGTGAGATAATTTATATAAAGAGTAGTTTGATTTCTATCTGAATCTTCTGGAAAAAGAACACTATCAACAACAGCACTTACTCCAGATCTTAATCCAGTAATTTTTGTTCCAATTAATTGGTCTATATACGCAGTTACAGGAATTCCTTGATAATTATTATTGATTTGAATACCATAATAAAGTCTATTATATCCAGTATTACCAGGTATTACTTTAGCACCTTCTTTAAAAAAATGTTGACCAAATTTTTCAATTTGGTTCTGCATTATTGATTGCAGAGCTGTTAATTCTCTAGCCTGAACAGGATATCCTGGCTTAAATAATACCCGATAAAAATCATCCGACGGATTATAATCATCAAAATATGGGGCTACATTTAAGTTTGTTTGCTGTGGCATGATTTTTTAGAACTGCAATACTATTTTGATATCTTCTTTTTGATTTGTTGATCGAGTAATAGCTGGTCTATTATCAACAAATATAATATTACCAGAGTATTTTTTAACTTCGGGATTGGCAATCCCCTCAACAAAACTCTGACCAAGATAATATGTTCTATTATTTATTGAGGTTGATAGACCTGTAAAGTTAGTATCTATTTCTAAGGTTGATCCAGATGTAGGAGCAATTTCCACATCTCCTCCCGTACCAGGAGAAGCAGTAAATGCATTTAAATTAAATCCATACTGTGGAGATGTATTAGCTGTCCCAACTGTATTAAATCCAGCAAGAGTTCTATCTTGCCAATATTTTAATACACCTGTAGTTTGATCATAATTAACTACTCTTCCTACAGCAGTCGATCCTGTGGAAATTGTTTGAGTAACATAAGAATCTGCAGCAAATGTAGCAGAACTGTATCCAGTTCCTACTAATCTCAAAGCACCAGTAGAACTTGCTTTATCTGCTGTCATAAGTGCAGTTGAATCAAATTGTTGAGGATTACATACAACACCAACTCTTGCAATATCGTTAGCAGTTATAAAATCTGGATTTTCATTATCATTTTCAATTCTAGAATATAATAAAACATTATATGCTCCAAGTTCTTTATAAATGTTAGATCCATGCCCACCTTGAGGAGAAATAATAACATCAAATAAAGGTCTAGTACTTCCAGTAGGAACACCACCTGCTTCTAAATCAACACTACCATATGTGTACCCAGATCCTTGCTTGGAAATAACAACAGTATCAACTTCTTGATCATTAGTTGTTGTTATAGTACATTCTGCCCCAGATCCATCTCCTTTAATAGGAACATTACGGTATTCAGTACCACCTACAGGACCAATACTTACTCCTCTATTAGTGACCGTTACTATTTTAATAGATCCATCTATTGCATTATCTCTAACTGAAGCATTATCATTAGACGTTTCCCAATCTCTAGGAACTGGCATAAAATCCGTAGAATCGAATTTTACAATATCAGAAGGTTTAATAGTATAAAGATATTTCCAAATATAATTATCACCACTACTTCCAGCAGATCTTGGTTCTAAATCAGTAAAAGTTGGTTCATCTAAAGAAGGTCTGCCATTAGGATTATCTGGATCTGTACCATTTTGAAGACACTCATAAACCCTATAATCACTGTTTATAACATAAAAAGTTGCTGAATATAAATTAGTAGCACCAGAAACTGGAGCAGTATTGCTTCTACTATAATCATTCCTGTACATGTCATAGGTTGTACCTGATGACCATACCCTCTTACTCACAACTTGTTTTGCATCAGAAGTTGTAATCTTCTTTAATGCAATCATAGAATCCCAATATTTATCCTCTTCAGAAAAATTATCTTTAGGGGATGGAGGAGTAGTATTCCAATCAGTAGCAATTTCAGTAGGATTTGTTAATCCAATAAAAGAATAATATGCATTTGTGCTAGAAGTTACACCAGCGATAAAATTCTTCGCATTCAATATTCTAATCTGATCAGTTATTATAGCAGCCATTTGGACAGAGATTTTTCTTTATTTATTAATGATTTGATCAAGGAGTTTTATATTGCTTATATTTAAGTGATTCAGATCTTCTTACTACTGGAGAAGTAGAAATTCCACCTGTTCCACCTAAAGTATATGCGTTATAAGTATTACTTTCAGATCTTGCAACTAGGTTAATTTTACCCCAACTGTATGATCCAAAATAATTACCAGTTTGAATACCAGCACCTGTGAATGATGGCCATTGACCACTCCAAGTATTGAAGTTGGTTACTTTTACAAACACCCTATTAAGATGGGTTGTACCTATGCCAACACCCGTAGTTCCAACTCCTGTTGGAGCTTGAACTATTTCATAATTATTAACTTCATAAACGTTATTTAGGAATTGAGTTCCTACTCCAATAACAGCACCACCAGTATCCACAGAATTAATTGATGTAGTTGCACTACCAACTGTAGAATTATTAACTATAAAGAAGTCACCTGTAGATATTCCACTAATAGTAACTGCTGTTCCAGTAATATTAGAATCTCTTAGATCTGATGTAAGAGGAATATGTAAGTCAAATATCAATTGATAGTTGGTTGAACCAGCTCCAATTGTAGTAGTACCAAATCCAACAATAATACCAGAATCACCTTGATAATAATCAACTTTATTTTCTTCTTCAGACCATACTGGAGGACTAATAAGAACCATAGGTGGATTGGATGATGTATATCCAGCACCAACACTTGTAATTGCAATACCAGTAATAGTGCCAGCAGCACCTATTATTGGAGATCCAAAGGCAGTTGTAGATGTTGAACCAACACCAACCTCACTACCATTTAAAGAAGTGGTTGCAAAACTTACAGTAGCAGTACTATAACCAACACCACCAGTAGAAATAGCAACAGAAGAAATTGTTCCTAAACCAGATACAATTGCAGTACCAGCAGCACCAATCTTATCTTCTTGAGATATTATCTTCACTTTCTTCTGGAAAGCAAAATCATTTGCTACAGGTGCAACATTATCAACTTCATCATATGGATCAAAGTATGGTCTTGCATTTTCAACATAAATGACAGTTGATCCTATTCCAACAGATTTAATAATAGGTGAATAAGGATTAATAACAGGTTCATAGAGTTCTCTATCTTTACCCACACCCTTTTCATTAATAATTTTATCTTCAGTTTGTCTACACCAATTAATTGGTCTTTCTAAATTAGAATCAGGAGTATTACCTGGTCCATGATATGGTGGAGTTGAAACAACATCAGTAGAATCAACACTAATAGGAACTCGTATATTTTCTTGTAACCAAGTATCTTGAGTTTGTAAACGTCCTATAGTTAAATCATCACCTGGTTTTACAGTTTCTATAACTTTTCTTTCAACAACATCCTGAGATCCAGTTCCTTTATAGAAAATAATTTCAATAGTATCACCAGACTTAGGTGCTTCTGTGAAAGTTAATACACTTCCACCAGGGAATGTATATCCTTTTCCAGGAACTTGAGGAATGTTATTAACAAATACCAATAGAAGATCTTGAACATCAATCTTAGATCCCTTCTTAGCAACAATTGAAGTTGATTCTCCATTAAGTGTTAATGGGAAATCTATTCTACTTCCATCAATATATCTTTCAACATTATCAAGAACTTCTAATTGACCAACAGACCATCCAGTAAATTCGTCATTAAATACTCTTTCAATATCAATCAACATTTCAGTAAATGTTTTACTTGGATCAGTTGGAATACCTGTGGTTCCACCAATAGGAACTGTTAATTTTTCAAGATTACCATAACCACTACCAGTATTCTGAATAGTAAATTTAACTACACTAGAACCTTGACCAACAACAACATCAATAGTAGCATTTGTTCCTATTCCAGTAGATGTATCACTATATTCTAAAGGAATATTGCTATAAGATAGTGGATCATCAAAGACTACCTTACTATATCCTTCAACTACTCCACCTCTAGAATATTCATGATTTCTAGTTGATATTCCAGTTTGAGTTTCAAATGTCTTACTATCAATAACACGTAAGATTTCACTTCCATTTGCTGCAACATCAAATTTACTACCAGAATTATTATTCAATCTAGGAGCTATAATTGCAGACTGAACAGATCCCAATCCAACATAGAAAGTTGGAACTGTGGATACCCCAATATTACACTCAAATGTAGTAGTTCCTACACCAACAGCAGTAACTGTTGTTCCTGTGTAATAAGGATCTGGTTTTCTAGGATATCTATGAACAGATGCATAGTTATCTCTTGAACATCTAAAGGATAATGATTCGGTTTTTATACCAATACTTTGTCCTGTAAGTAGACTATGACCTGCACCAATACTTACTGTTAATATTCCAGCAGAAGCACTATAAGATGCGGTAGAAATACTATAAAGAGCAGTCTTAGATGTACCTACATTAAGAGTAATAGTATCATCTGTTTTTGAGTCAATATTAATAGAAGTACTAAATCCTGGATCAGTATATCTTGGGTAAGTGTGTATTGTTGCATAATCATCAAATTCACATCTAAATCTTAAACTATCTTGCTTTAACCTTACACTAGTATCTGCAGATAATCCATGACTAGCAATAGAAAGAACTAAAGCTCCTGTATCAGGATTATAACTAGCATCACTAACATTATGAGTTACAGTTGCAGAAGTTCCAACATAAACAGTAATGGTGTTTTCCGTATATCCCGTAATTGCAGTAGTAATTCCTGCAATAGGATCTGTTGAACGAGGATAAGCATGATTTGATGTATGACTATCCATCGAACAAGTAAATACAATACCACCTGTAGCAATTCCAATAGTATCACTATCAGAAAGACCATGAGAAGGAATAGTAAGAACTAAGTTTCCAGTTGCAGCATTATATGTTGCATCAGTAGCAGTTGTTGTTCCAATACCTGTTACACTTACACTTCCAATACCAGAACTCACAAATGTATGATTATAATCACCACCACTAATAACAGCAGCAGGATCTGATCCAACAAACCTGTGAGCATAAGAACCACCAGCAACTATAGCACCAGAAGTAGCAGATACGAATTGATGAACAAACTGATCTCCATTAGCAGCATATCCTACATCAATTGCAATATCCCCATCATTATGTGTAAGTCCATTAGCAAGTGCGCTAACAAAGGTATGAACACCAGTATTAGTGGAAGGTGCTACAGGAAGAACATTAACTCTAAATGTATTAGTTGTTTTATTTGAAATTGTTATCCACTGATTAGCAATAGTATCTGATTTTCTAGGATAAGTGTGTGAAGTAATATGATTATCCTTATCACAAGTAAATGTTAATGAATTAGGTGTAAATTTAACTTTATCTCCATTAGACATTCCATGACTAGGAGAAGTAACTGTCATGATACCAGTGTTGGGATTATACACGGCATCTGTTACAGTTTTCTTAGCACCATCCTTAGTAATCTCAACTGCAGTATGATATGCAGAATCTTGTCCTCTTGGATAGTAATGAGTAGATGCTCCATTATCTAATCCACAAGTAAATGCTAATCCAGTAAAGACTACAACACTCTTCTGACCACTAGTTGATAAACCATGACCAACAGCAGTTGTAACTGTCATGATACCAGAAACATTATCATAGACTGCAGTATGAATACCCATTCTAGGTGCATAATCGCAAGTAAATGCAATACCAGAAAGTCTCACTTCATCACCAACAGATAATCCATGATCAGTCTGTGTTGTTATGGTAGAAATACCAGTAACTGAACTATATCCAACATTTGCAACTTTTCTAGGTGAATAGAAAATGTGATCTGCATTAGTAACAGCAATTCCTGTAATATGTCCAGTCGTAATTTGTGCTGTTCCTATTCCAATTACATTTGTACCAACACGACTTAGAGTTTGTATACCAACATTAACAGTCTGAATACCTGCTCTATAACCAGAACCTGTATTACCAATACTGATAGATTTAATAGTACCACCAGCAGAAACTGCAACAGTACCACCTGCTGCTACTAAAGGTTGATATCCAAAACCTTCACTAGATCCAACAGAAACTATTATTCCACCTTTAGGAAGATTTCCTACATTTACGTCAGAAGTTGAACTTCCAGTACCAGTAAATGAAATTGTCGTTACACCAACAGTAGGATCTTCTGTTATTGTAAATTCATTAGTTGTTCCTGAAGTTTGGAATACATCATTAATAAGAACAATAGCAGTATCAGTGACAATTCCAGAAACATTAGATCCACCAGATTCTAAAGTAAACTCAGATTTTTGCCCATTAAACTGAGAAGAAATACTATCAAAAATGTAGTTCCTCCAATATGGTTCATTTGCAGTATCTGGAACACCAGAACGCATAAATGTTCTTCCCTCAAAACTAGATCCAGTAGAAATTCCTACCCAATCTCTTGAATCTGGTGGATTTGTAGCAGTACTTAAAGGAACATTGCCATAAGGTGCTTCTACAAAGTTTATTGTATTATCAACAATATTATAATTACCATCTACCTTAGTAATCAAAGTTCCTGTGCCATATCCTGCTAAAGCAGTTCCAGCCCAAGGTCTTCTAACCTTAATAAGATTATCATTTCCACCTTGACCAATAGAATCAATTCTTAATATTTCATTACCAATCTTAATTAAGTCACCACCATAGAATGATGTAATTCCAGCAAACTCTATAACATCAGTAGTAGTGAATACTTGATCTGCTAACTGTGTAGTTACGGCAGTTGAAACAATAGGTGATTGGAGAATATTGTCTATTGATACTAATGCCTTTTTATTCTGATTAACAGCATTAAAACAGTGAGAAGTTCCAATACCTACACTTGTGATATCAACCACCTCTGGGACGGTCTGAAGTGCCTTAGAGACACTCTCTGCAAGCTTAATGGTTTCATCGTCAATCTTAACTGCATATACTGTACTTGGTAATAAAGTAGTTGTACCAATTCCAGCAAATCCATTAGTACTAGCAATTCCAAGTGCCATAGTATATCCAGTACCAGGATTTGTATAAACAAGTTCCTCACCAGTAACAAAGAAATGATTTGGAAGATTGATAGTATTATTTGCAATATTAACTACTGAACTATCACTACCATCAAATGGTTTTCTAAAAATTGGATCAGTTTTATGTGATAATCCAAATGCTCTTAATACAGCACTTTCAGTCCCTGTATATTCACCAAAACCACACTCAATAACTCCATTATTAAAATCAATAGTATCTTTAGTATCATCCTGTATTCTTACAGCATTCATATACACATTAACTTGTGCATTAATACTTGCTACAGGAGTAAAGAGTAAGGAAACAGTTCCTGCAGAAGATACCTTTGATCCAAATGTTCCTAGTCCAGTTGGAGAGACTCCCGAAGAAACATTACCCCAATCCACATCATATGTTTCTGTTGTTGATTCTGAAACATAATCAGTAACTACTGCAAACTCAAACATCTCATAAGCTTGATTTGTTGCATCAGTAACTTGAATAGTTCCATATGCAGCTTCATATTCAGATGGCCATGAACCAACAGTATTAATTCCAGGTGAAGATGAAGATTCTATTTCAGTTGTTCTATTTTCTAATCTTGCATGTTTAAGATCAACAGTTCCAATACCAGTATAAGCAGAGTCTGCCATACCAACAAGAATTGTATTAATAACCCCAGTTGTTCCTATACCAACACTAGAATTGGCAATAAAATCAACCTTCAATTGTGTGCCATCAATATAACCACGATAAGTGCCAAGACCACCAATTGCTTCTGGAGTAGAAACTGTAGTCATTCTACCATATTCCATTATATCAACTTCATCACCATTATGAATAATATTCAATTGATTATATTCATGCTCTTTACCACTAATATCAGGATTAATATTAATAATAACTTTTGCAGATCTATAAGTGCTTGCAATACCAACAATCGTTGTTGTTCCAGTTCCAGTTCCTATTGTAACACTTTCAGAATCAATTAATGACCTACCAATAACAGTACTACCAGTACTCAATAAATTATCATCAAGATTATAGGAAATAGCAGTAACCCAATAATCATTAACAGCATATTTGATTGGATAGAAGTTTAATAATCCCTCACTACCAGAAATAGCAAAATCAAAATCTCCTTGATCATAAACACTTTCAACTCTTCCATATTGGTTAATATATCCTTGAGCACTATCGTGAATAATATCAACAATCATCAATTGTCTTTGAGCACCAAATCTTTTATCTCTTACATAAGTAATATATTTTAATGCTCTTCTATCTGCTAATGTCCATCTATTAACAGTACTAAATCTAGTAGCTCTTGGATTGCTATTAAAGGTTCCACTAAAGTCATCTATAGAAACTACTCTGTTTCCAACAGATTCTGTATAATCTTTCAATATTCTGCTTGAAAATGTTATTTCATCAGAAATAGCATCATTCTCATTAATATTCAAAGCATTTTCCGTAGCTAAATCGAAATCATATACACAATTTAAATTACCAATACCATACAGATCATTCACTATAGAAAAATCACATAATTCTGTTGATAATCCAACTCTAGAGGAAGCAGTTGATTCTAATTGATAATCAGCAAATTTTTTAAATCCTAAAGTATGATTTAATGAAGAAACAGGTTCATCCCAAGTTTCATAATCAATTCTAGAACTTAAAGAATATGAAAGGTTTTGATAATAATCACTATCTTGAATCCTTTGTGCATTATCATTAAGATATCCTGAATTAGTTTCCCATCCTTTTTCAACTTTAGTAGTTGAATTTAATTTCATATATGAATCAAAAGTTTTTATAGAAGAAGCAACTCCTTGAGTACCTGAACCAGTTCCTTTTAAAACTTCATTAACAAGGAATCCTTTAGTATTAGTAACTCTTAAAATTCCAACATCAGGTTGCCAATTTTGAACAACTCCAGTAGTACTACTAATTGATCCAGTAACAGTTTCTCCTTTAATGAAATCATTAGGTGACAATTCAACATTAAATGTTGGCATGAATTTTTGAGGAACAATTCTTCCATTTGAATTAATAAAATCAAATGTACCTGGTGATGAACCTGGAGCTAATCCTGTAAAGTAGTTGGAAAGGTTGTATGTAACAGTTCCAATACCACCATAATTTTCATCAACTGCTGTTATTTCAAAAAGTTTATAATCATAATCTTTAGAATTATATCCTCTTGCGGTAGTACCAATTCCTACACCAATACCTTCCACAAATACCTTATCACCAACTGCAATTGGGAAAGTGTCAGCAGTACTAAATCCGACAGATAATTGTACTGTTACATCATAATTTTCAGTATTAAATCCAACAGTAGCAATTCCAACACCATTACTATTCTTATCAGTAATAATAGTAGGAGGAGAATTGCTAATACCTTTAGTATTCTTTAAAATTTCCACATTAGGATTTCCTAATGTATATTTTAAATCAAGATCAAGAACAGGTTTTTGAGTTTTACCATCAAGAACAATTAAATCTGGTGAAGAAATATATCCTCTTCCGAAAGATGTTACTCCAACAAAATCAACAGACATCAAAGATTCTATTCTAATAATTTCAGGTAAAGCAGCATCTGGTGATACAGTAATATCAGATGGGAAATCATATCCAATATCTTTAACCTTTAAAGTTTTAATATTTCCAACCGAAGTACTTTTTGGTTCAAGAATTGCACTATTACCCAATAGACTAGTAATTGTACTAACACCAGGAAGACTATAATAATTTCTACCAGGATTTGTTATTTCAAGATTTGCAATAGAACCATATGCAGACGGACTATCAGTTTCATAGGATATAAATGATGTAGTTCCATATGAAAGTCTTTCTGGAATTTCCGACATACTATATGTAAATTGATCTGTAGCACCTATAGTAATTCTTTGCTTTCCACTAAAAATACTATCAGATAATTGAATTTCATTTCCAGTTATAACATCAGTATCTACAACTACATTCTTTTTAGTAAGAGGTAAATTACTTTCAAGAATAGGATCTAAAGAATAGTATAATATTTCTGGAATATCTTTAGTAACTGATAAACTAACTTTAGCATCAGTTGATATTCCTATAGTTCCATTTCTTGTAACATTAAAAGTTTTAGAAAGAGGAGATGTTTCCCATATTTTTGTTAGATTTTTATCAGAATAGAAATTTAATTTAAATGCAGAATAATCAGTAGATTGAACAACATAACTTAAAGATGAATCACTAAGATCAAATTCAACTATAGAATTTTTATATACTTTTAAAGGTGGATTAATAGGACTTATTGTTCCTTCTGAAGTACTGGTAAAACCTACTACATTTGGTTTTGAATCTCTAGCATCATAATCTGTTTCGCATAATTTAAAACTATTAATATCAACTCTTAAAACATAATAAATTCCATTATCATTTAAACCCCCTATAGGAGTAGATGCTGTATGAATAATTTTATCTCCAGTTTCATAACCATGTTCGTTTATTGTAATAGAATTGGTAGTCGTATTAACTCCAGAAGCAGCAAATGATTTTGGATTAAATACAACTCTTCTATTATAATCATTATACTTAACAGTTACGGTAGTTGTAAGACCAGAAACAACATCCATGTATACATTTTCATAATTTAATAAACCATGAGTTTCACCAGTAGATACCGTTGCAGTTGTTCTACGAATTTCTCCAGTAATTACGCTATGATTAGTCTTAAAGCTATGATAAACTCCAGTACCCAATCCAGAGAAGAATACTGTTGTACTACCCCTCTGTGTGCTTGCAATACCTACAAAAGTACCTGTACTACCTAAACCAACCTTAACAGTGGATATACCTATTAAATCATTTGTAATAACACCCGCATAAAGTGTTTGACCATCTGTTAATGTAGATATACCTGTATCAACAGCATCTGATCCATCCCATCTTACATTAAGACCTTCACCTTGGTTAGGAGAATATGTCAATTTATCACCAGTCTTCAATCCATGATCAGGAAGATAAATTGCTTTTGTTTGAATAAACTTCTGAGTTATACCAATTCCAGGATTACTAAATGCAATTGTAGTTCCAATACCAACTCCAGACCTTGTACCTAAACCAACTGAATCAATTGGATTAAAATAAATTTGATCATTTATTCTATACTCATAATCTGAAGTAAATCCAGCATTAATAGTAATTCTTCGTGGATCTTCAAGAATTTCAGAAGTTACTGTATGAGAAACTCCTGTAACTCCATTAACAGCTCTAAGAACTCTAATTCGTGAAAGAAGAGGTTCTATACTTAATACTTTTACAGTTTCTGTTCCAATTCCAAGAATATCATTAGATCTAATTGATGGAAAAGATAAATTTCCACGAACATTCAAATGTGTTACTATACCCGTAGCACCATCTGTTCCAATTGCAACAGATGTGGTTCCAATTCCAGTTAAACTAAGTCTATTAGAACTAATTCCTGCATTATAAACCCCAGAAATTTCTGAAGAAGTTGTAGATAATCCTGTAACAGTAATAATATCACGATTAACCCAATTATGAGGTTCTGTACTAATAAGATCATAAACCCCTTGAAATTTCCTTGAAGGATATATTTCTACATTTGTTATACTACTAGTAGCAGCACTTACACTACTTACAGGTTTTCCAAGAAGTCTTGTGACTCTAGCAGCAGCGTCAAATCCATCAGTACCACTATTATTAAATACAACCTCATCACCGATTTGATAATTACTACCACCAGTAACAATACCAATACTCTCCAAAACACCTGGTTTAGTTCCTACAACTTCAAGAGATTGGGATAAATTATTAGGAAGAGGTAGATATGGATAATATGGTTCATCATCCTGAATTAAATTATATGGAGTCGTATTTCTAGCCCATTTATATTCACTAGTATCTCCTAAATCATAAATGTCTTGATTTGAATTGGGTGAGAAATTAAAATCATTTGGAGTTGAATAATAACACTTACCAATCAAATAAGGGAAAACAGGTAACTTATAAGTATTAAATTGTCCACCTTGCTCTGCACCAGAATCATCAATTGTTGCAAAATAAGCATAAGTTCCATTTGGAAATTCTGGAGTTACACAAAATCTTCCATTATTCTCATCTAAGACAGTTTCATCACTTACTGCTTTATAAGTAAAGTCTTCTATAAAGAATTTTGGAGGGAAAACACTTAAAGGAGGTCTATTTTCCTTAATTGAAGCTTCGTCAAGATACCCAGTTTTCATCTGAGTTACTGTACCACCTGCATTCTTAATATATCCATATGGACCATAAATTGGATTTCCATCATATGCCCAACCAATAATTGGAGAATGATTATCAGATGGAACTTCTTGTCCATTAACTTTTCTTAAATCTGTTTCACCATATAAAGAATTCCCTTCTTGATTAGTAGCATAGACTGTTTGTCTTAATTTTCTAGGCGCATATAAATGACTATATTGAAGCTCAATATCACCTTTCTGTATAAATCCATCATCATCAGTAATTTGTTGAGTTTGATAATATTTTTCAAATAAATTGACATTCCATTTTTGAATACTTGAACGTGTTTTACAATCTGTTCCAGCAGATAAAACTGAAACTGTTGTATCCTTAGAATAACCAGATCCTTGTTTAAGAACTTTAACACCATCTAAGATATACTTAATAGTTGTTCCTACACCAACAGCTGACTCAGATCCATTAAGATCAACTATCTTTAAAAGAGGAGTTAATACGCAACCTGAACCTGATCCAGATATTTGTAAATCTGGTGGTGAGTTATAATAATTGCCTTTACTGTTTACAATAACTTCAATAATATTTCCACCAAAACTTACGACAGGAGAAACTTCTGCCTCAGATCCCTTAACAAAAGTTACTTCTGGTTCTCTAACAAAATTAACAACCTCTGATGCTCCATATCCAACACCATTATTTGATAAATGAATAGATGTTATTTCACCTCTGAATATAGGTTGAACTTTAAGTTCAAAAGTCTCAGATCCTACTGAATTGATACCAACATCACCAGATATACTTACACTAATATCTTGATAATTAAAAATGTGAGTTCCTACTCCAATAGATGTTAAAGGTCTATATTGTTTAGTTTTATGATAGAAATCGTTAGATGTAGTTCCTACACCAACACTTGATAAATAAAAACTATCATCATCCTTTTTGGTAACATAAAAATCAGTGTCGGTTGTAAGACCTGCTATTGGTGTTCCATCACAAGTATAAGTAATAATTTCTCCAGACTCATAATCATGATTTTTAATATTAATACAATTTAAAGCAGTGTTTATACCTGCAGGAACAGCAGTTCTCTTTTTATTTTGATATCCACTTCCACCAGAAACTACATTAATAGATTCTACAATAGATTTTGTTTTAAAAGATTTAAAAGATTGTACTCCTTGTCCTCTAGAAGTTAATACAATTGTATTAATTCCTGCTAAAGCACCTGCTTGATCTTTATGAAGTCTTAATGTGGTTCCACCAGTTCCTACTAAAGAAGCATAATAAGTTGCACTAGTAGTTAATCCACCAATAACATCTTGATTATTAGTAACATAAACAACTTCTTCTGCGTTTTTAAATTTATGAAAAGTGGTAAATCCAATTGTAGAGGCTAAAGTACCCGTTGTACCCAATCCTACTAAAGGAGAATATGAATAAAAATCAGAAGAATGATCAATATTCTCCATATTTACAGAAACACGAGCACCTGATCCATTACCACCTGTAATTTTTATTGTAGGAGCCTGTTCATAATCAAATCCAGGATCAACAATTCTCATATCTTTTAGAGATCCAGATACTGCAACATATCCAGTAGCACCAGTTCCAACAGAATCTTTAATATGCAAAAATGGAGGATTTATAACATCATAGTCTCTTCCTCCTGCAAGAACATCTACACTCTTAAGTTCTCCATAATGAACTTGATCAAATGATTTATAATTTAAAATTTCTACACCATTTACTAATATACCAGTATTTCCAGGAGTAGTTTCATATACAGTTCCTGTATTTTCTGGAGGACATACTTGCCTCAATAATTTTTGAGATTTTAAAGTTTTATTATTAAATTTAAATGGTGATATTTTATTATCAGTTACAATACCAGTTCTATTAAGATCATTATCAATATTAATATACTTTCCATTATAAAGATCTGATGCACTCTTTGCAAATTTTACTGTTGTCTCATTTACTCTTTCAACAAAATATAAACCCTCATCCATCAAAGATGATTTGATAACAAAATTGTCTATAGAAGTTCCACTACCAGGATCTACATAAGCATCATTAACTATTTGTGGTGTATAATAGATTGCATCACCAGTATAAAATCCATGATCGAAGATAGGTACTCCAGATGGACTTGTTGTTGCATTTGTTATAATTTCATATTCATCACCACTAAAACTTCCACCAAAAATAATTTTTCCATCACTAACACCTAATGATTGGGATCCATATGTGGGAAGAGATGGAGATGCTACAAGTAACTTATCACTATTCCTATCCTTATATACATTCTGCACATTTGTAGAATATATAGATGTTTCAGTAAAATTAATAGCATTTGCTTTTAAAATTTGCCTTTCTATAGTATATTTTAAATCTGTATTAATCTCACCCTGACCCTTTATAATAAATCCTCTAGAAGAAGTTAATTGAGTTATATCAGATACTGGTAAATTACGACCATCACTACCAACTAAAATCGCAACTGATTTATCACCTACCTTAAAATCATGGTCTGTAGTTAAGGTAATTTCATAAGTCCAATCAGAAGTATCTTTAAGAGTAATGCTTTCTACTTGATATACAGGAGCAATATTATAAAACCATGCTTTTTCTTTGAATCCTGTTTGCCCAACACCCAAAGTTTTAATTTCTATTTCATCACCTTTACCAAAAAGGCAATTATTATCAGAATATTCAAGATTATCAATAACTGAAGTAATTCTAACTTCAATAGTTTCATCTTGATCTAAAACAGATTTTCCATATGCAAAAGTATTAACTCCAACAGTTTCACCACTTAAAATAGTCTTACCAATTCCACTAACTCCAAAAAATTGTGTTAAACTCTTAGATGCATATGTACTAATACCGATAGTGTTATCAATATACCTAAAAAACAATTCTCCTGTAGTTCCAAACCCAACAGTAGAATCTACATCAATAACAGTAAGACCAGCTCCTACTTCTCCAACTACTCTTGATCTAGGTGGAGTAATAAAAGTACCATAAGTAGAACCTTCTACTCTAGAATCTCTATTATATCCAGCATCAATACTTAATTTATAATACGTACTCCCTGTGCTAACTCTAATAGGTTCGACATGAGTTATAGGTGCATATGCTTTATCAATACTACTTTGTTCATATGGATCTTGGTATAATGTAGATAATTCAAGATTTTCAGGATTACCAAAAATAGGTTCTACAACAAAATCTCTTGTAATTTTATAATTTGCATTAGATGGTGTAAAAAGAAATTCAGAAGGTCTAACAATTTTTACATTTTCATTATATAAAGCTTTAAATAGAATTTCAAAACCTCTATCAGTACCCTTACTTAAATAAAAATCTTTTGCTTGTTTTATAAAAATATTTTCATTTAAATCTGAAGATAATTTTCTTCCCTCAAATCCTGGTGTGAGTTGATGTTTACTTTTAACTAAAAATTCTTTGAGGAAAAGAGAACTTAAATTTTGTATAGAATCCCCTTTACTGTGTATAGATGCACTTGATGATTCAAATACTAATTCTTCAGGATTAGTTGGACTATGATAAGAAGTTACTCCAACAAATCCTCTTACACATCCAGTAAAAGCAAAAGTAGTTATTCCTGTATATGTAATGATTTCATCATTAATTTTTATCAATCCATAAGAATCTGGAAACCCTTCAGTTCCAGTTGGATTTTTTTGCATATCAACAGGAATTATCTCACTCCCTACACCTACTGTAGCACCTAATCCAACATGGTTAGTTAAATTAACTTGTTCACTAATTTTTGTATATTCATCAATATTCTGAACAAGGTCAATTGGACCTCCTTGATATTCTTGTCCCTGATAATATGATTTTAAAAATTCCGCAACTAATGGATATTCATTTATAACATACCGAGGAAGTTGGTTCTGAACAATGTTATTAAATTGGATTTTTTTTGTAGACATTTTATAATTTTTCTATCTTAGTAAGTTGATGTAGTTGAAGGAACTCTGCCGCCAGCGACTCTGCCTCTACTATCTATTGTAGAATTACCACCACTCCCACGGCCTCCAGCACGAACTAGATTTCCATTAGGATAACTTGATGAAGTAACATAAGAAGAACCAGAAGAATCTAATCCAGAAGTAATATCATCAACTATAGGATCAAATACACTATTTTTAATATCTAATTGCAAATAAAGATCTTGTAACCCAATAACATCATTTGAAGCAGGATTTGCTGATATTTCAATAACTGTTTGACCATCTTTTTTCATTCCTGATTGAATGTTAATTGGATTGATAGTAATAATTCCATTCTGATAATCAATTCTTCCAACATTCCTTTTACGAATAATTGGTGATGCTGATTCTATAGTAGGAACCGAAAATAAGAATAATGATCCATTTATCCTATTAGTATTAGGAAGATCTGCAATATAAACATCATCTGCTATTCCACTCATTCTAAATGCAGATGTTTTAATATTATATCCACCCATTCTCTTAATATGAATTCTATTACCAAAACCAATTTGATATTCTGCAAAAGAATTTAAAACAGCTCTTATATCTCTTCTCATACTAACTGTGGTAATATTAGAAGTTATTGCTTCATGACTATTATCAATTAATGATAAAAACTTACTATATTTAAATCGAGCACCATACTTATTTAATTCAGTAGAATCTGCATATTTTGATGCATTATTAGACACTACACTTGAAACATCTGCTCCAGATGGTGCAGAATTTGAGTTGTAATATACTTTTGAATTAACTTCCAGATAAAGATATTTCAAATCAAGTATTTCTGGAATTATTCCTGCTACTGAATACTTTTTAAGCTTTAATTTTAACTGCTCTTTAACCAAATTTGGAAGAAAATCACCACTTCTTGGTTTTATACTAATAAAAACCTTCCCATATTGAGGAGGAATAAGATCTTCCCCTCCAAAAACTGAAATTGACTCTGTTTCTGGATAAATTCTTGCAGGAATTAGTGATTCATAGTCATTTGCAGTAATTGCTCTGTTTTGAGAGGCATAAATTCGAGGAGCAAACTTTCTAACCGACTCTGTAGACTCAATATCCTCTCCACCTGAAGCAATTAGTCCAGTCGTAAGTAAAGAAATGCCAGTTGTAACATTATATGTCTGATTACCGCGTGTATATTGAAGTTTTCCTGAAAAATTGAAAGAATTTACTCCATTTGCAGCATCACCCTTAGAAGTAATGTAATTAATTGTAACATAATTACCATCTTCTAATGCTCTTCCAAAAATTCCATCTCCAAAAAATATTTCATATCTTTCATCTTCAATTTCTTGTAAATAATAAACTTTTGAATCAGATTTTACGTCAAAAAGACTATCTTGCGAACTATATTTTGTTTCTGTGCTAGAAGCTTCCGTTGGTCTTACAGAAACCGTTATTAAATCAGTATCAATACCAGAATTTGTTAAAACAAATTTTTTATTTGGGGTTCTTGAAGAATAAGTGTAATTTTGAGTGATTACTGTACCTTCATATACCTCAAGATCATTAAATGTTGCTATTCCATTTCTTACAGGAACTGTAACATCACTTAAAATTGAAAAAATAAAGGATTGTCCACCAAAAACTGCTGCTGAAGATGCTACTGGACCTTTTTTAAGGGTTATTGAAGCAGGTGCAGGTGTAATTCCAGCAGTATTAATGAAAAAAGATATTGTTGCTCGTGCTGATTGCCTTGGTCTAGGTACATAACCTATGTTTCGTGCCAAAGAAACGATATTTTTTCTTAAAGTTGCGGTATCTATGAACACTTCATTAGTGATCATGTTCGCATTATAAGATGTAATGTAGGTATTATACGCTAAAACATCTAAAATGGTCGAAATATTAGACCCTTCAAAGTCATAATCAGTAAAATTCGAGTTAGATTTGAGATATTCTCGTAAAGTTGTTTTGACCTCATTAAAATCGAGGTTACTAAAATTAGCTAATGGCATTTTTACCTACTTGACTGCAAAACAAATTGTAATTCTTGTGTTGGAACGTCTATTCCAACTATGTCATATCGAATAACTACATCAAAATTATAATTTTCATAATTTGGAAATGCTCTTACATCCTTTAATCTCACTCTTGGTTCAAGTCTATTGATAGATTGACGTATTTCGTCAATAATAAGAGTAGAACTTATTTCATCAATGTTCTCAAAAACAGATTCTGTAAGTCGAGAACCAAAAGATGGGTCAAAAAATTTCTCTCCAGGTGTTGTAAAGACAATATTTCGCATAGAACGAGCAATTGCATTCTCATTTTTAATCGCGATAAGATCATTATTCAGTGGATTAGACTGAAATGTCATACTAAGGTCTTTAAATGCTCGACTTACCCGTTCTACTGGCACACTAATACAGCGATTATCTTTTATTTATTAAGGATTGCAAACGATTGTTTCAAATAATCATAGTTTGATCGTCATATTCAAGTTCATCATCATCAAAATCCCCAAAAATTTCACTTTGAACCAAATCATCACGTTTTTTTGGAGTAAGATGGTCGTTAGAGACCTCTCTTAGCATCTTTTTCTTGGGGTTTTCCATAATTTTAGTACTTTTGTTTTACTATTTAACCATTAGTATAATCTGTTGCGTTTAACATTAACTTAAAATCCCACCATCCAGTTAAAATATACTTCGATTGGGTCTTACTTGTGACTCCTTTATGTGGATGAGTCCAAAATGCAGGCCAAATTAAGATATCTCCTGCTCTAGGTTGGAATAATTTTCTTTGAGTTGGAAATATAGTAAAACCTTCATCAGTTACATCATTCAAATATACCATCCATACCAACATTCTAGTTAAACAACTACCGTTATTCTCACAATGGAGACCAAAATAACCCTCATTAGGTTTATATCTCTGCAATTTATACCATCTTTCAAATTTCCATGCATTTAAAAAGTTTATATAAGGGTATTTTTTCTTATAATCTTCTAAAGCAGCATTTAAATCTCCTATAAAAAGTTCATTATAGGGATTTGGGTATCCTTCTTCTATATAAATTTCTTTACATATCTTTTGTTTTTCATCAATTCTCTGTTCAGGTCCAATAGTACCATCATTATGCTTTTTTTCTGTTTCAAATAGTTCGATAGCACGATTACAATTCTCTTTTGAAACTGCTCCTTGCTTTAAAAAAATAAAATCATCCACCTCTTCAGGAGTCATGTTAGTTTTAACGCCATGAATTTGCTGAAGATCGTCATTTAGATCTTTACATTCAGCATCTAGCATTATTCTTGGAAATTCTGAATTTAGTTTTTCTACCATGACTTAATTTTATATAAAAAAATGGGGGATTGCTCCCCCTATTGTTATTTGCCTTGTCCTCTGTACTTCTTTTTTGCTTTATTGCGAGAAGTTGCGGATAGGAGTGTGTTAACCGAGCGTCCTTGACGAGTTTTTTTGGGCATCGAGACGAGTTGGACGGTCCCCCATGCACCTGATGTAGATTTTGCCATTAAATCACCCTAGTCTTTTCATGTCCTACACGTATGCGAGGGTCGCACCATGTCTCAATATCTGCTTCTTTAGCATCTAGGCAGAAAGACACGTCCTCACCACACATATCCTGTACTGCACCAGATTCAAAGACTTGCATCTTAGGAGCAAACCAAGGATATTCAAGATTTTCAAAAACACCGTGCTTAATTAACACCCAACCAAAACCAGTATAGTCAACTGTGAAAGGTTTGTTGCGTTTGCCCATAGACTCAACAGTCTCGTGATTCATAACTCCCCCATTCTTACGGAAGTCATCTTCTTCTAACCAATGTGCAACTGAGGTAGTATGTCCGTCTTCTGTAGCATACCAGCCTGCTGCGATTTGTCTTTCTTCACCACTCGCAGGAACTGCTAGATCGCAGAGTTGCCAGAACTTCTCAGGAGTAAAGACAATATCATTATCAATCCAAAGTTGGTAGTCATACTGTAACTTACCGTCCCAAGGTATTTGCTTAGGTCCACGAAGAACATTTGCTCCAAGACACTTACATCTTGCAAAGTTCACCATCGATGAATAATCTTGAGATATCTGAATACTCATTCCAGACTGCACCATATCAAAGCACAGTTGTACAAAATTCTTTAAAAAGGTATATGAACAACCTCTGCCAGGTAGACAGAATACAATTGTCTTACCTTTCATTCTCTGCTTAATCGCAGGAATGTCCCAACTAGGAGCTTCCTTAGTGGGTGCTTTGGCTTTAACAGTAAATCCTTTTGCCATAATTCGTAATTACTTCATTTCAATTATAATGCAATTCTATGTATATGTCAATAAGAATCTCCCCCTTGTGGTTCGGTATATATTCTCACAGGTCCACCAACACCTACTGTGGGGGCAGCTTTCTCATAACTTAAATCATCTGCGTCGTAATCTGTTTTTAATAACCCTACCATTACGTTGAGTAGTTCCCATGTCTCTTCAAATTCTTCCTGTTTTAAATTATGATACAAGCACCTATCTTTGGCATATATGTGATACGTTATAATATTTTCCTTTTCAGACTCCATTTTTTCTGGGGGATTTTTTTATATAGCAAACCTGAGAAGGTCAAAAAAAATTTTCGTGGAATTTATATATAGCTCTCGAATTCGGTTCGTTGTAGGTTAGGGACTTTCACTTTTTTATAAACGGCAACGCCCGCACCGCACGATAACACATAAGGGGCAAATAACTGTCCTAAACTGTCAAGAACTCATAACGCACTAAGTGTATATAATTCATCATAACATTAAAGGGGCAAAGTGTCAACAACCTGCCCCCAATCTGTTTACTAATTGTTACTTATAGTGCCGTATCTTCCACCTCCACAATATCATCCAAGACTGCCAAAATATCCGCACCATTGTTTGCATTTTCTAGCAAGAATTCTGCAAAGTTCGGTGATACTCTGTTCACGTAATCTGCCATAATAAGTTGTTAATAATTGTACTGAAATTAAGAGTGTCAGACCCTTACATAAGAGGGACACTTTAATAGCTTCAGTTATAATAATTCAACGGACAATCTACGTCTTCTATGTAACACTTACAGTCCTCAATCTCTTGCATTTCTAATACTTTTCTCCAATCAATTTCTCTTGGATTAAAGTCATCAAGCACGTCTAATTCTAGTGTTATTCTATACTTAGTCTTCTGTCCGTATGTGTAAGAAACTGACATGAGATTAGAGGGTTGGGGGTGATACTTAGTATTATAATATGATTGTGGAAAAGTGTCAATAATTACAGTATTATTATGTATAAATCTTGACATTTATAAAATTGTAATATCCCTACAAAATATAAACGAGGGTTTGACAATTAAACCGAGTTCGTGTTATACTCTGCTCGGTAAGATCACTATAAAATCAACACTTTATTTCACATATTATCCACAGTAACTAACAACAATTCCACACGTATTCCACTACATTACTAACACTTTTCCACACACTTGTTGAAAAGAGATACATTAAGCACCCCTATTTATTAGACCATTTTTATTACTAATTAAACGTAATTTAACTGAATTATGTATAGTTTTCCACAGAAATGCCTCCTAGTTGTGGAAAACTAAGAGACAAATCGTGTTTAATTGTTATCTAATAGTTGTGTAATGTACGGTAAGGTTTATAACAATATTGCCTCTGTTTTTCCTCTTCTTGCTTATACTTTTCTACTAATGATTTGTACTCTTTAGTATCAAGTATAGGTGGTAATTCAGGTGTGTTCATAATCAATTAGTGAATGGGATTACAGGTATTTGTTTGTATATAACTTGCTCTGATTGTGTATATGATTCTAATAACTTATGATCTCTTTTTGCTGCCCATACATTAACACTTAGTACGAATATTATACCACTAAGTGTTAGTAATGTCCATCTAATTTTACTCATGATTGTGATAAGTGAATAGGGTAATCTGGATCATTAAACTTACCAAAACTAAACTTACTATCTTTAACAATTTCATTATAGAATTGCTCATCCCACTTATACTTTCTCATGCCCATATTGTCTACTAATCTATCAACTTTATCTGCATAATCATCCTTCTTATCTGTTACTTTATGTGCCTTATCATTAAGTGTTAAACTACCAGCATATTGCGTCTTATTTAATAACTCACATCTATGAATTGCAAG